ACACAAAGACCTCGAGAATTGTCTGTATCAAGAAAACTTAAGTCACCATGGATAGACCACCAGTTGACTTTGTTCTTGAGCTTTCAAAAGAGGAGTGGAATGTTGCTGAAGTTGATCAATTGGTGGAGCTCTATGCCTACCAGGGATTTGACCCAGCAGTGATCCAGAGAGAGATCATCCGGCGTGCTGGAGTGCGTGATTGGAAAAAGGATGTCCGAAACATGATCATCCTAAATGTGACACGGGGGAACAAATTGGACAAGATGGCAAGTAAGATGTCTGATGAGGCAAAGGCTGCGCTCCAGGAGCTAAGAAAGGTTTATGACCTTAAAGATTCTCGGCCTGGAGCAAAAGACATCACCCTTGCCAGAGTGGCCAACGTCCATGGAGCTTCAACTTGTGCTATGCTACACTTGGTAGCTGATGTGCTGCCAGTGACTAGAGCTCACATGGATACCATCTCCAAGGGGTACCCAGTCTACATGATGCACACTTCTTTTGGAGGACTGATCAACATGAATGGACTGGGTGCTCAGGAGATTGTGGATGCCCACAAGCTTTACCTTGTGGAGTTCTCTAAAGTGATCAACCGTAGTGGTGGCAAGTCAACAAAGGAAATTGTGGAGTCCTTCAAGGCCCCTCTGCAATCTGCCATCAGCAGTCAGTTTCTCACCGGGCAGCAGAAGACGGCAATATTGACCAAGCTGGGAGCCTATGATGCCAACAATAAACTGGCAGAAGGTGTTACAGCTGCTGCAAGAGCCTTCAGGGATCTTCTTGAGAGAAAGTAAGTGGCTGTGGGGAAGTGGGAAGGGGAATTGGGGAAAGGGGTGGGAAAGGAGTGGTTTGGGTTAGGGGATGGGGTCTAAATCACGGGTCCGGGAGGGAGGGATTGGGAGGGGGTGGGGACTTTGCAGTTACTTAATGTGTCATTTGACCTTGAGCTGCAAGGACCAGGGTTGGCCAGTCTGCCCCCCAAGAGACATCCAACCAGCATCTAAGAAATTGCTCATCTCCCAGAAAAAGTTCTGGTCTCAGAGGAAGATCTCTCAGCGTCCTCTCTCGTTCTTCTTGGATGAGCCTGATCACTTGCTCAGTCCTCTCTTTCTCTTTGAGTCTCTTCACTCTTCTCCATCTCATGATAGCCTTGCTTTCCAATTTGGCAAGGTGGACCCCACAGGTTAGAAGCTGACACAGGAACAAGTCCTTTAGGAGACAGCGTCCAGATATCAGGTGATAATCCAGCTTGCACCTGATCATTCTGAACTTAATCTTGAGATAACACTGAATGATTTGATCACTCAGGGACATCTCCTCTGACACCTTCTTAGATTGTTGAAGGGCCTGTCTGCAGACACTCTTCATCAGCTTCGGAGTAAGAACCACCTCTGGTGAATCCCACGTCGTAATCCTCTTGTAGAGTCTGGCCAAGGCAAGACTGGGCCTACCAAACGGCCAGGAGCATGCAGCTGGTAAAGCTGAGTAAGACCTAAATTCTTGATCTGATGCATTCTTCATGATCTCGAAGAGTGTGCAATCAGCCTGCAACCAGCCAGAAGACAGGTCTTCTACTAGAGTTACATCTCCGGTTAGATCATGATAACAAGGCTGAAGTCCATTGTCGAGGAAATCCCAAATTGTCTTCTTACTTACATAAACTATCAGGTAAATTCCAGTAAGAGAACTAGGGGAAAGAATGCCGGTAGGGTAGATTGCTACAGTATTCATTATGGACAAAAAACTCGAGGGTCTTTGTG